AATAAAACTACCACAACATCAGTGTTGGAAGGATTGGTAGAGAAAAATTTATTGTATTTGACTATTCTTGTAAATGGAGAAAGATGGATGGCCAATGGATTTATGGTAAAGACTAATGTTATTGCTATACCAGATCATTATGTGAAGACAGACGCTTTTGAAATTATAGCTAGGAAGAAGAATCCAGATGCTAATGGCGGCAAATTTTCTACAACGTTGCACAAGAAGCATTCATACTTGATACCCAATACAGATATTAGATTGTTTTATACAGCTTCAGGAGGATCATTCAGGAATATGATCAAACATTTTCCCTTGAAGGTCATCGGCAATGTTCCATTTAGGATGTCTTGGAGAGAAAATTCAGGCACTCTTAAACAATGGAAAGGTCGTTTATCTTCTCCTTGGTCGGTACGCACATGTGTATCGTTCACGGGAGCAAGTTACATTTCATTGTCTGGTAACACTTTTGGAGGCCTTTGTGGTGCTACGCTTGTATCTGATACGGGCACAGCATGTATACTAGGCTTTCATTTAGGGGGAGTTGATAAGACGCCAAAAGGTGTATGCGGCTTATTTTCGCAGGACCAGTTCGAAGCTGGTGTCTCCCATTTAAATAGAACGTTGGGAGTAGTATTAGGAGCAGACGAAAATAAGTTGCCACAGAAATGTTTTGGACAGGATATAGATTTTACTACGGACACACCGCACGAGAAGAGTCCAGTTAATTACATGCCTCATGGTTCACAGATATGTTATCATGGTTCATTTCCTGATCGCAGCACATCAAAATCTAATGTCATTGATACTCCAATAAGTCACCTAGTTGCAATGGAATGTGGTGTGCCGAATACATACCATAGACCTAAAATGCGACCAGAATGGTTTGGATATAGTACAGCATTGGCGAACATGTCCATTCCTGGAAAGCCATTTCAAGCTGATCTATTACAGAAGGCAGTAGAGTGTTATCAAACCCCCTTGAAGAAGCTGGTGAGCAAAGGTGGGTTGTTTAATAGTATACGACCATTAACATATGATGAAAACTTGAATGGAATTGATGGTAAAAGATTTATAGACGCTATGAAGTTTAAAACGGCTATAGGTTTTCCATGTACAGGAGCAAAGAGTAAATATTTGGAAGTAGATACTCCAGGACACCGAGTATTTAATGAAGATGTAAACAAAGAAATTGCACATATGGAGGAGTGCTACAAGAGGGGTGTGCGAGCCTACCCTATAATCAAGGCTTGCAAGAAGGACGAAATTTTACCAAAAGCAGACAAATGCCGGATATTTTGGTCAAATCCAGTCCATCTGACATACATGATTAGGAAATACTATTTACCACTTTGTAGAGTATTGCAAATGAATCCCCTTGAAGCTGAGTGCGCAGTGGGTGTCAATGCAATATCAAATGAGTGGGAACAGTTAAACCAATTCATTATGACACACGGAAAAGA